GGCCTTCTGTTGGTGCAGTGCCAGTAGGGTATGGAATTTGGTATTGAAATGGGTACGTTAGGGCGTGCTGTATCCCAACAGAAGTTGCAATCTCGTAACCGCGTCTCCACCTGGTCCAGGCGGATTCACGATCCATGCGCAAGATTGAGTTTGGTACGGAACCCTTGGAGAATTCCGTTGTAATTGGTTTTATCTTTCCAATATCGGGAATATCCATGGCTCCAAAGGAACCAAAATCACTCCCTCGTTTTGCCATGTTTTAGAAGAAACCGCCCTGCGCATATACGTGTGCGCCAGGTGTATAACCAGAAATATTAGGAGCGTCCGGGAAAACACCAACGTAAACACGATCGCCACGCTCCAGGTAAATACCTTTGTTGCGTAGAGGTGCCGTAGGGCCAAGACCGTTAGTGTTACCGGCTTGTGCAATGGGAGCAGCAAGTTGCGGCATTACGTCACTGCAGTCAACAACACCACTATTGGCAGGTACCGTCTTAGAGAACAGCAGACGGTAATCACCTGAACCAGGGATGGGAGTAGTTGTACCGCGAGTGTGGTAAAACACAAAAGTCACAGTTGGTTGATTACCATAGGCAACACCGTTGTATGTGAAACCACTACTTGTACCACCCGAGAAAATCAAACTGGTATTAATGCCAGTCAGCGTAGTAGCACCGGTGTAAGTGTAATAACCGTATCCACTACCAGCAGCAGTTCCAAGAACACCTGTGTTTTGAATAAAGACTAGCTGACCACTGGTCAGTGAGATCACCGTGCCAGATGTGCCTGAACTAATGGTGTAGTCAGCATCACGATATTTATCGTTTCGCGCAATCGTGATGGAATCAATGACCCCACCATTGTTATTGTCTTCACCAAGGTTGGCATCCATGTCCACCAAAATGGACGGTGCCTGTCCCCCCTGGACAAACAAAGTATTGCTGGTGGCGCTGCCCACAGTTTGGGTGGTTACTCGCACCGAATCAAACAGGGGGCGATCAATAAATACGGGCTGCTTGTTGGTCGATGTTGAGGCCACTATGGTTACGAAACTTTTTACTAATTATAGAGCCTAAACAACTATTGACCAAATTTTGAAAAGGCAACAAAATCTGCTGGTAATTTTATTTCAGAGTCAGCCAATGCATTTGGGTTTGCCTGAAGAGTTAAAAACTCTTGTAGATATTTTCCAGCTATGTCTGAGTTAGGTTGAAATTTTAATCTTTTGCGAAGGTTGTACTCAAGAATTGATTGAGGTGAGGCGTCGCCATAAGAAGAACGACGCACTTCACCAGGGAGGGCGCCGGTATCTAGGTAGTCAGCAAAGGAAGCCATGGTTAACGGAAGAGAGGATTTGTCTGTGCGGGCATCAATCTATTGGAAGAAAGAAGACCTTGAAGTGTTTGCTCAACAAATGATTGCGCAAAAGACTTTTTCTCTTCTGTTGGGCTAAAATTGCCTCCAAAAATTGAAGACAGTATTGACGATACTGGCGGTGGTGGTGTTGCGGCTGATGAAGAAGCAGAGGCAGCTACTGGAGCAGGTGCAGTTACTGGAGCTGCTCCGTAATATTTCTGCAGCTCAGCCAACGGTTTGACAGGTTGTCCGTAATAACTGCGTCCAGTTTCCGTTGGAAATGATGACCATTCAGGTGATAACGCAGCGGCTACACGTTGGCTAAGACCTTCTTTGCGAATTGTTTCAAGTCCGCCAAGATTCATCAAACGGTTACGAGCCAAAGCCAAAGCAGCAACATCTTGTTCTTCTGGACCAAAACCTTTCAACCCGAGACGGGAAGATTGGCTTTGCCAAGTTCCAGGAAGAAACTGATAGGCACCTGCAGCAGCACTTGAATACCCATTGCCGTGTACTACACGATCGGGGTGGCGACTTAGATCATTAAACGTTCCGCCCCCAAACATGGTTTGGTAACCCTTGGGACCAGAAGTACCTTCCGCAAATCGGATGGTTTTTAGAAGGCGTTGGCCTTCTGGTGTTTGACGAAACTTTTCTAAAAGCTGACGTTCACTCATTGGACGCCTCTTCGTTTCAATAGTTCTCTGTACGCAAGCGCTGGGTTTGCTGTCGCCCAAGTTTTCAGATTCTCGGGAGTCATTCCCCGCGCACCACCAAGTTCCTGTAGCTGGCTTACCAGAGTTCCGTTCTGCATCATGCTCCTACCCAGTTGCTGTTGGCCCTCATAGAAGGCAGGAAGAGGAACGTTTGCAGGAGCACTGAACTGCTGAGCAGCGTTAAGTACTTCTTGAGATAGTGGGCGGTTAATAACATCGGGTCTTTCTGCAAGGACACCGGCCCCATTGGAGATCACACTGGATCCCACTTGTCCGGCTTGCCGCCCACTAGATAGGTCTTGTAAAGGACCAGGGGCAGGAGGAGGTGGGTTAGCACCTTCCGAATAAGTCCGCTGCCATCCTAAGTCAGGTCCTCGCCACGCAACTTCATTTCCACCAAGTGTGGCTAAAGAACCAGGGGGTCGCTCTTGATTTTGTACTTCACGATTCCTTAAAGCTTGTAGGCGAGAATATGCTTCTGGTGAATTTTCCTCCAAGGTTCCCGCTGCAACTCCAACCCCTGCATTGCGTTCGTTCAAGAACATGTCGTACAGACCAGCGGAAAGTAATTTAACTGGAAGAGGGCCAGGTGTGTAGGCTCCAACACGTGCCGTGGCACGCATCGGCTCAGGTAGAAACCTATTAATTACTGGCTCTGCAAGATATCCGACAAGATTTTGAGGATTTAACGGATTAAACAACTGGCCTGTTTTACCAAGTAACGTAGTAGGGTTACCAGCTCTAAAGGGGTTTACTGCGGTTGGTAGTTGATCAAATCCTTTTCTAATCGCACTTACACCAGGAGATTTAGAAAGGCTGCGAAAAAGCCCACCAACTTGTCCAATATTAAGATTTGGCATTATCTACAAATCTCCCTTAAATAAAGACGTGATCCAACTGCAGTATCTGCTGGTCCTGGTAACGCCTGAATAAATTCTGCGCCAGAACGTTCGTAACGGTAACGAGCTTGGAATGGGTCTTTGTAGTTAGGTACGTACAGGATACCAGCAAGCCTATTGGTTTCGTATAGATAAATTTCGTCCCAAACTTTTAATGCTTCCTTGGCATTGCTTGATCTAATGGTACGATCAACGTCGCCAGCAATGCTTTCCAGGCGTGTTGATGGTGAGGTGGCAACTTCTGTTTTCTTTTCTGCCGTATCGCAACGACCAATTTGAATAATAATTTTGTCGTAAAAATAAGAATCTGGGACGGTATTCATTGCTTCTTCTAGCCTGGCGTAGTCACCGGCTGGCACTGAAACAGTGAAGTACCCTAGGTGGTACCTGACCCTACTTTTGTCGAAGTCAGATAAATTCACTTCTACCTTTTGCTATCCATTTATTATAAAGCGCAGTAATCAACTAAAGAAGACCATACAAGTAGTCATTGGTTGAGGCCTCTTGCCCTTGGATGTAAGGTTCCTGTTTAATGTACTTAGAAAGAAAACTTGATTGTGGTGCCAAGGCACTCTGCATGAGTCCGGTTACTAGTTTATTGGCAAGCGAAGGTTCAGGTGTTTTAGGTTTCTGTGCTCCAACGCCGTACAGAAAAGCTTCCAAGATATCCTTGGTACGTGTATCAGTTGTTGCTTGCGTTGTGGAGGTTGCCGAACCAGGGAGTATTGGTGCGGGAGGAGCAACAGAAGAAAAGAAACTCGGCAAGCTGACATTGCTTGCTTCTGGGCGATCTACATTACCGTGCCCGACTCTTGCAATAACACGTCCTCCTGGATCCACTGATTCAGAAAAATATCCATAGCCTCCACCAGAACCTCTTGTTACTCTCCCTCCAGGGACAGCAGGCAAATAAATGGATGCGTCCTCTATAGCACCTTTGTCAAATCTAGTTTTACCTTTAAATGGCGTATAGTAATCAAGTGATTGCCAACCTGCATTTTTGCTGTGCCCATGAGCGGCAGCAGCTCTCTCAAGTAAGTCAACTTTATCCGCTAAATTTGCATTCACATTCCAACGCCTGCCTGAGACCGCAGGATTGGAAAATTCAATTTCCCTTCCAATAGATTGATTTTGCTGTGCAATTGCATCCAGCATCTTTACCCTTTCAGATACCGGTAAAGACTGCAACAGTTTAAGATCCTGGTGATACTCCGTTGAACCCCCAATTTTGGCACTGGGTCCAGTGAAGCCAGATCTGATAGGTATGTAACCCATTATTCTTTTATTCTTTATTTTAAAACGAAAAAACCCCCGGCTTCCCAGGGGCATTGTTTTAGGAGATGAGGGTTAAACTCGTACCAGATCTGCAGCCAGGACTGCTTCCCAATCTACTCGTTTAATTTGTTTTAACTGCTCAAGAGAGTGAAATCTTTCACCCGATAAAGACATCTGAAGATCCTTGATCTCACGAGCAGTTTTAAGGCCAATGCCTTTGATGTGATCTGCAAGCATCTGCGCAGTAGCAGAGTTGACATTAAGTCGTTGATCTGGGGGGAACGACCGAGGCTCTTCCTTGGCAGCCTTGTCTTTTACTTGAAGTGTTTGTACTTTTTTAGTTGCTTCCTGGTCGGGAGCTAACTCAGTTTTGTATGCAGTGTAAAGGCGACCGTCTTGATCTTCGACCATGAACCAATCGCCGTTATCCCACTCGCTTACGATTTTGACGCGTGCGCCAGTTTTTTTGTGCTGGTAAAGCATAAGGACCAGAGGATGTCTGGTCCTAGTTTAACTTAATCAGCTGACAGTGCGACCAAGGAGGTAGCCTTCAATGTCTTCGTAACCAGGGGCAACATCAGGTTGGATGTAGCAAACCTCTACGACAAGGTAACCGACAAGGCCAGCGGCGGAATCTGCATCCGAGATGTAGATACCACCGGAAGTGCTGGCGTCATTCGCGGCACCCTTGGCAAACACCTTCAGGGTAGTAGCGGCGGCAATGGAGGTGTAAAGGGTAGAGCCAGAAACACCAGCAGCACCAGTAGCGGTAATGAAGGGGTTCGTGCTATAACCGGCGCTGGTACCAGAGAAGAAGATCTTGGCAGAAGCGTCGCCAGAAACCGTGGAGGTGATGTTGGCCTGGATGGCGCCTTCACCAATACCGGAAGCAGCGGTAGGACCACTGGAGTCGCGGCCAAAGGAGATCACGTTACCGGTAGCGGCAAACACACCTGAAGAAACGCGGCCATCACCCCAGCCAGAAGCCACCGAAATGGCAGCACGATAAACGTAGGCGGGAAGAGTGGTGCTACCAGAGATCACCATGCCCGTGATGTCGGGGCGGGTGTCATCTTGGCGGTAGGGAGAAGGAACAATCACCGTACCGGTCACCAGGGGGGCGCCAGAGGTTTGGGTAACTGCAACGTAACCACGTTGTTGGAAGTAACGATAGCCAGGGGTAGCCAGTACCGAAGTAGGGCCGCCCTTGCTGAAATCGTTTGTGTTATCGGCAATTACGTCGATGTTTTTGTACCAACCGTTAAGAGCATTGCTCCAGTTGCCGGGGTAGATTTTTTTAGCGGATAAATAAGTCATTTATGTTTCCTTATTGGTTTGTGTATTGGTTAAGATCAGATGGTGCCATCATCGGAGACATAGCTGTAGGCGGTGGTAACGAAGTCCTTGTTAAGGATATCAAAACCAGCGTACAGTTGCCAGATCAAGATGATGAAACGGCTGAAGTCATCGTTGTTGTTGATGAGGACCTGAGCGTTCGGGCCGCCGATACCAACGCCAACTGCCTGGGGACCAAAGAAGTAACCTTGAGCAACTTCTTGTGCGGTATAAGAACCACCGGTACCAGCAAAAGAAGTGGTGACGGTTTTGGTCGGGAAGTTGGTTGATTCGAAGAATTTAACACCTTCGAACTGTACGCCGGTAGGCATGACGGGTTCACCGGCCAGGAAGTAGCCTTGACCAGCTTGAGGACCCTGGAAGAAGCTGGCGTTGTTAGGCAGCATGGGGTTACCCATGTACATGCCTTGACCAGGATTACCAGAGTAACGGGCGATCTCACGGAAGTCGGGGTCACGACGCAGGTGCATCATGAACGTAGGATCGCAAAGGCAACGATACAGACCATCGGAGTAGGTCGGCACGTTACGCTTACGCAGGTCCTTGACAACGGTCAGAAGATCGGTGCGAACAGAGAACTGCTGAAGGTCAGCGGTGTACTCAGTAGAGGTATAGGTGATTTGACCAGAAGCATTCTTGGTCTTGGCACCAGCGAAATAGTAACCGCCTTGGGTGGTTGAAGCGGCACCATTGGCTTCGGCTTTGGCAAGCTCGTCAATGAAGACGCGGTCACGCCACCGGCGATAGTCATCAAGCAGCGTCAGGCTACCGATGGACTGGTGGAACATGTTCAGGTTGCCGCTATCAAGCAGCAGACGCTGAGCAGTGATCAGGGTTTCGCGGGCAATCTTGAAGGTCGAAGGCTGGGTCGGATCGCCGGGGTCCGCAGGACCGGTGTATTCCTTAAGCACCACCAGGACTTTCTCCTTGGTGATGTTACGGCTATTGGCAGTACCAATAGTCTGGTCGGAAATACGCTCGCGGCTATCCTTGGTACCAGGAGTACCCCAAAACTTGTAGCGGTCCAACTGTACGGTTTGACCGGGCTGACGGGTGAAGTCGTGGACAACCACGGGCTCAACCGCCATCTCGGCAATGTAAGCAGGGTGGGGACGATAGAGTTCGGCCCCTAGGATTTTCGGAAAATCGTTATCAATAAACACTTTGTGCTATCCTCCAGAATCGCAGGAAATTTTATCGGGTGAAAGATGCAGACATTAGCATGTCTTATCTACTACAAATTTTAACAGGCCGTAATTTTTATCAGTAGTACTGAGGAGTCGTTTGTTTGTAAACAGCTCCATATGAATTACTGGAACCGTAAGATTCTGGATCCACAACAGATTGTTGTTGGAAACCAGGGACTCCAAGTGCTCCAGGGACCATACCAGCTGCAACGCCACCTAAGCCCGCAAGAGCAGCGGCACCGGGAACAGCTAAACCTGCGGCTGCCTTTTGAACAGCAGAAGCAGGAATATTACCGGCAGCACGATATGCATTTACAAGGCCGCCACGTATGCCGGTAAGTGCTCTATCGCGTATGCCGCCTTCTGGTACGGATCCTATTCCTCTACGTACAGCTCTACCAACTGGCGTAATGCCCTTTTGCATGATCTCGCCAATAACCGGGGCATAACGTCCAGCAAGACGAGCAGCACCAAGGCCACCCCTGGCACCTAAAGCAGCGGCCATACCACCTAAAGCGGCAGTACCACTATCTTCTCCTTGTCCAGCAAGGGCTCCACCAACCGCCAAACCGGCGGCAGCGGGAAGCCCGTACGCAAGTAAAGGGCGTGTGCTGCCAAGAGGAGTTCTCATGGCGTCACTCCATTACAAATAGTTTGTTTGCAACAGTGTTGGGTTGTGCGTGGTTCAGCATGCGCCAGGCATTCTGGGGATCACGCGCCATGGTCTCACTGAAACCGCCCCAGAAATTCCGAGGGGCCTGAAAAGCTGCAGCAGAGGGAGGAGCAGGGAAGTTACCGTACTGCGGATTGATCGCTGCAGTGGGATAACCTTGCGTCTCAAGCTGTTGCTCGTTTTCGTACACGGGGTACGGACCTTCGGGACCAAAGAACTTCAGCGTGTAATCGCTAAGTACATCGGGGTTGGTCAGAATCTCGTTATAAGCCAGGTTCTCCTGGTGCTCATTAACGGCGAAGTTGGCGTAACCATGAAGCTGGTTAACAGCGTTGACGGAAACATTGGCATAACCACGAATCAGATCAGCGGCCTTGCTTCCCCATGCGACCGCGCTGTCCAGCATTCCTTCCAGGTTGAGGGCGTACTGGTTCAGAATTCCCGGAGCTTCCATCCCGAACGCGCCCAGAACCTGACGAGTTTGGTCGCTTAGGTTGTAGTAATCCGCTACCGCGCTGTCCACTTCCGCGTGCGCCTGCGCCGCCGAGGATCCCGTCAAGTAGGTTGGGGAAGAGTTGGGCGAGTATCCCTGGTTGAGATACGAGGTCGGCGCTACCGATTGTTGCGTAGCCTGGTGGCTGCTGTACCCGTAGTTGGCCGGGGTATACGCTGTCGTCGGAGCTGATGGTTGACCCTGGAACGGGGATTGAACTGGAGCGCTCAGTACGTTCACTACCTTGTTGAACGCCGACTCCCAAGGGTTCGCCGCCTGTTGGTATTGGGGGGCGTACTGAGTAGGGGCTGATTGGTAGCTGGGGGCCGCTTGGGGCACTGCTTGGGGGTAGCTGGTACCCACTTGATAAGCCTGGGGCGCCACCTGGTAGCTGCTCGGGGCCGCTTGCGGTGCTGCCACCACGTAGCTGCTCGGAGCGACGGCTGGTGCTTGGCTCATCTGTGGGATCGATTGGACGGTAGCGTCCTGCATAACTCATCTCCTTTTGTAAAGCTTCTAAGGTTCGATACAGATATGGAGTTAAATCCAATCGCGGATCCGCAGCCATCGGTAAATCCGGTGATTGCGGGTGAGGAGTCTGCATCATGCCCCCCACTAGGCGAGAGAATTGAGAATAAGCATTCTGCAATTCACCCACCATCCTGAACGGGAAGCCTGAGAGCATCCCGGCCCTTTCCTCATCTGTTTTAGATGGGAATAGGTATTTCAGTGCTTCAATGCTATCAACACCTAACTCTTGTAGGTTCCTAACCACGATAGAGTTGTTTAGTGTGTCTTGCGTTGAGTCTTCATAAACAGGGCCAAGCCAACGCCATTGCATCGTTACATCCCCATCAGGGATGAGTCCCAAAACACCTGGCGGCATTTGTTGTGTCTTGAGGCATGCCATCATTAGACGTTTGACTTGCTCCTCAAACGCAGTCATTGCTTCTTCATACATAGCAACCTGTTCTTGAGAAGCATTCTCATCAGGCTCCACGGGTTTCTCTACTCCTGCTGCCGCCGCTAACGTCTCACGGAACAGGCGTTCTTCCTGGAAAATAATAAGTTCTAGGCAACGACAAATTCCATAAGTATAAATTGAAGTAGCTTTTTTCTTTGAAGTTGCAGAAACGCGTCCAAATAGTGATTTGTATTCAGTTGCTGTTACGCCAGCGGAAATAGATAGTTCATCTACACCACCAAGGGCGGTCCGGATTTCCTCTCTATATTGACGAGCAAATGAATTTTGATCTCCAGTAATTGCATCTGGAACAATGTAGCCAACTCGATCGTTTGGTTCCAGGTTTGCAATAACGCGTGGAACCCTGATCTCACCATCTACACCACGGCTGATTGGATCAGCCTTGAAACGTGATTGGCTTAAGGGACCAAGACCAGTGAAGCCTGAGTTTGCGGCAATAGAAGGACGTTGGACAACACTGTCTCCACCAGACTCCATAAGGTCCGTCTTGGGACGAGATGAGAGAAGAGTTGGGTTGCCAAAGAACTGAACGTTCTTACGCATGGTACGCACCATTTGATCATGCGTACAAATGTGGTTGGCAACAGCAGCGAATTCACCTACGCCTTCGGTTGCAAAACCCTTGGGATTATTAAAGATTTCAACGCAGGGAATAAATTTGAGAGTGTTGCGGAATGTTTTTGTTTTGCCGCCGTAAGAATAATTGGGTTGCTCAAAAGACATTTCACCTTCTGAGTGGGTTTCTTCAATTTCGTTTTGCTTGATTGATAGGCGGATATAACGCTTAGCACCTTGTCCCATTGTGGCTGGGCCAGTTATGTTATTGGATTGAACATCTTGTTCATATCCAAAACCACGACGGACCTTGTAGCTATAGATGATTACAACTTCATCCAGCTCGCCGTCAATATTGTAATAAGTCCGATACTCATGCCTACGGAAATAGTAAAGGCGATAATTGTTTTCGGTAGGACGAATATAAAATAATCCCTGGCCATCACAAAGGAAGTAATCCCATATGGAATCCAGGCGAGTATCGATCTGGTTGTATTTGACTACGCGATCAATAAAATCTTTGCGTTGGTTACCAAAGTTGTCTTGTGCTGGAAAAAATTCAACCCCTTGGCGTACACCAAAAAGTTTCATTTGTGCCAAATGCGAAGCAACAATGCCAGTGTCGACCATTGTTCCGCCATCTTTTTCAAGATACGAATCAACAATTTCTTTTAATCTGGCATTAGCGTCGACAGCCATTAACTATTACCTTTACTACTGTTAATCTTAGCAGTTTTCTTTTGTTCCTAGTAAACGTACTTTACGGTTCCGGGGGGAAGTTGTTGTCCGTATTGGGGGCCGTTATACAAACCTTGGTTACCCATTGCGATTGCTCCGGCATTACCCATGGGAACTGAGCCGTTTGAATAAGCTAATGGCAACTGGGGACCACCGGGCTTAATGCCCCGATGAATCCTATCAATTTCGTCCGCAGATTTTGGATCCCATTCTTTTAACATTTTTATATCCTCTGGCGACATGCCGCGAATTCCTCTTTGCTGGATACGAAAAGATGGATCGGCTGCCATCAACGGATTAGGATTAGCCTGCGTCTGATATCCGGTATTACCAGGTGCTCCTGGGAAATTAAAAAACATTTTAAATATTGCCTGTTGTTTTTATTTTACTCTTCTATTACTTCGTATCCAGCACTGTCGTTGAGCTTGGTTAAAAGAACACCGTTTGCCTTGAGTTTCCATTCCAAGACATCCCCCTCTTGCCAGCCAAGAGTTTCTATGATGTCGTCCGGCAAAATGATGAACGATTCTCCGTTTTTGTCTTCTTGCACTTCCAGGATGTAGCTCATTTGGTCAAAAGCTTTTCCACAAGTTTATCAAGCTTCATGTTGATCTGCTTGAAATTGTCATGCATTTCTTTAATTTCCCTTAGGAAGTCTACTTTTAAAACGTAGTCAAGTGGTAGTCTATTCACTTTTTCCTCCAGGTTATCAAGTTTTCTTTCTTGATTTTCTACTGTAATACCAATTTGGCGGGCACGTTCCGAAAAGCGACCTACAATTTTATTGGCGGTCCAGCTGCCGCCGGATACGCCAGAAATAACAAGTGTTACGAGTAAAGCTAAATACTCTGGTCCCACAGCTAAAACTCTTTTCTTTATTCTAAGCTTTAGTAATTAAGGTGGAGATCTCCTTTCCTTGCCAAGCCTGTAACTAACCAAACAAGAGAATTTTAAATTTATCTGGATCATGAGTTTTAATGCGATGGCAATTTGCACACAAAACTTGGCACTTGTTCATTTCAAGTTTTAACTTCTCAATGCTTCCGGTATGCATCTTTGCAATGTCGCAAACTTTTGTTTTAGGATCAAGATGATCAAAATCAAGCGCAACAGCATGCTCTGCATATCCGCAACACGCGCACCCCCTTTTCAATTTCTCTTGATGAATGATTGCGACATTCCTTTGTTGTATATTTTTGGCGGCTTGCCTGCAACTTATTTCTCTTTTGGCCCAGGCTTCTGGCTTAAGCCAATTCATTTGAAAAGTTCCGTCTTTGTTAATACGGGACTTGCGTCGATACGCCAAGAAGATTCTTCCATCAAGACCAACCTCCCCATATTTCCAAGGGTTTCCTGTTGCTGGATTTATCCTTTCCATTAGTAATCCAAATGAAGATTTCCTTTTCTAGCAAGGCCTGTGACCAGCCAGACGAGAGCGTCGACCGTATCATCATGACTACTAACGCCGAAATTCGTGAGTTCCTCGAAGAGATTTGTGAAGTTCCTGAAACGGTTGAAGATGATTTTACGATCTTCAAACATTCCCATGATGCCTCGGAAACGTGCAAGTTTATCTGCACGAAATCCTTTCACTGGGTGCCAAATTAAGTTGTAGAGGTTTTCGTTGTTAAGGCAAACGCGTTTGAAGTCTGCCTCAAGGGAAGCCTGATACTGGACGGCTTCCGACCAGATGTCACACGTTGAATAGGTTGGGAAATAATTATTGTTTTCATCCTTACCAAGGATAGACCAGTCATTGAGCAGTTCTTTCATGGTGTCTAGTTTTTCTAGATTACCCATTACGCGTATCCTGCGGTAATCAATAATATGGATGCGATCACCAATGCGTCCACCCAGGATCATTACGGTGTAGTCATTCTTTTCTTTAATGCCCGCAGACAAGTCAACGCCAATACCCAGGGCATCAAACTCTGTTGCAATTTCCGCCTTGACAATAAGTTCTGGCGCCAGTGATAGTTCATTTTGTCTAATGACTTGGTTCATATACTGAAACGAGAAAGCAATTGGTGCTTGCCGTTTCTTTTCTTTTAGGTATTCCAGGGGCCACATCTCCGGCCAGTAGGATTCTTCCTCTCCGGTTTTTATGTTGTTCTGGATAGCAGACAGGATAATTTGAATCCAATTGTTTTGTTCATTAAATGTGGTGGAATGGATGTCGTCATGTCGGAAGCGAGTACCAAGGCAGATTGCCCTGGCACCTTCAAACATCGTTGGTGAGATCACCGCGTTCCAGTTATCCTGCATTGTCTTACGTATGTCAGGATTAGCAATATCAGCAGCAGACTTAATAGCGTCATCAATCATTACCAGGTGAGAACGTTTGGATGTCACTGAACCTTTAAGTCCAGCGGCACACAATGTAAATTGTTCATCACCTGTTACGTCAATACCAGCAAATTTGTGGTCAATGGACCAGTACTCATTACTTGTTACGTTTTTAAGTAGGCGTACAGTAGGGAAAACTTCTTGATATCGCTTGCTTTCAATAATACGTTTGATGGTTGCCGATTTAGAACGAGCAATATCAACGGTATAGGAAAGGTACAGAATTTGTAGTGGAAGTTTTGCTGTCGTGTGGATTCCAATAGCCCAAGCCGTAAGCAAACCTAAGACAGTAGATTTGGCTGATCCCCTGGGGGCAAGTAGGTCAATATTGGGTCCAGCAATCTTGATCAAACACGAACTGTCTTCGTTGGTGACAAAGTGCCGATGCCATTCTTTATGGTGGTCAGCCGGTGGTTTATCTGCTACGTACTCACAGAAATACCCAAAATCTTCCCTTGCTCTTTCAAGAAGGTGCTCATTCTTATTTTCTTTTACCTTAAAGTTCTTGGATGCCGCCCTGGCATTACGTCGATGGGCTAAATGAATATAGGACGGCACAACAGGTATTCAAACTTCTATTGAATACTAACCCTTTTTATTGCGCTTTTGTTTTTGTTCGTTGTATTTACGCGCCTTCTCAAGGGCTGCTTTACGCTTTTCCTTATCATTCATCTCAGTACCATCCTCTTTCTTTGCTTCTTTTTTCTTGAGGTATTCAAGAAACTGAGGAGGCATTTTGCCTTTGGCCATTTTTATTTCTTCTTGGGAGGCATGGGTTTGCCTTTGGCAGGAGGAACAGCACCCTTACCTTTGGCGGGGGGCACAGCGCCTTTACCTTTGGCGGGAGGAACGGCACCTTTCTTGCCAACTTCTCCTTTGCCTGCGGGGACCATGCCCTTACCAGGTACAAACTTTTTCTCTGCTGCCATGATCAGAAGGTATCTCTTGTTTAAGTATACTGTTGTTTATTCTTCCAGTTGCATCCTGGCCCACACACTCATCGTGGCTTCTTCCAGGGGGAGTTCAATTGGGTCATCTTTGAAGATGAACATGATCTCACGCATTGCCCTATCAGCACCAGCCATCAACAGACCTTTGCGATCTTTGACTGCCGTAAATTCTTCTACTTGTGCAATAGTGCTACGTAGTTCTCGTTGCATGCCGGCAATACGCGCAACACCGTGGTCACGCTTGACGACATTCTCTTCCATCGATTCACGTAGCTTACGAATGTCTTCTTGCATTTCTGCAATTTCGTATAGCAACGTTTTACGATGGTCTGGTTTTGTGTACTTACTTTTTACCCAAGATTCACACGCAATGATGCTTCCCTTATAACCAAGGAAACGGCTATAGAGGAAGACTTCAATTACTGAGTAGTTTTCTGAAGCAAAACCAAGGAATGATTCCTGGACTGAGCAGTCTAAACCGTCAACCCAGAAATCAAATACCTCAATATCGATAAGCTCGTTGGGCTTGACCGTAGTCTCGCTCTTCGTCTTTTTGTTTGAACTCTTGCTGTTGTCCAGCAGAGGTTCGCTGCTCTTGTGCTCCCTTACCGATAGTTTCGCGTTCTTGTCCACCTGCATCCTCTGCTTTTTTCTTGGAAAACTCATAAGCCACGCCAGCAGCCTGACGATATTTATCTAGATCAAACCAATCATCAGCATTGGATTGATCAATGGGAACATCGGCGCCGGTCGTGGCCATGGTTTATAAGCAATAAAAAAAATCAGAAATTACCCATCATGCCAGCAAGGCCTTGGGCAAAGATGTCACGGCGTGATTCCAGGGACTTTTGACGTTGTTGACGACCTTTAGAACCTTCAAGACGGTTAAGAAGCTGTTCAAACTTACTGATATCAAAGTAGTCGTCGGCGACACCTTGACCGGTAGGAGTGCTAGACATTGTTATTCTCCGGGTTGGTTAATGTTATCAGAAATTGCCCATCATGCCAGCAAGGCCTTGGGCAAAGATGTCACGGCGTGATTCCAAAGATTTTTGACGTTGTTGGCGGCCCTTGGAACCTTCGAGGCGATTAAGCAGTTCTTCAAACTTACTGATATCAAAGTAGTCGTCGGCGACACCTTGACCGGTGGGGGTGCTAGACATAGGAATACCTTTTTGGTAATAAAACAATTATAGCAATTTTAATTTTAAAAATTAAAACTGCCAACAAGAGAATTATAGATGCTCCCTTGCGATTGAATCTTTGCTAGTTCCTTAGAGCCTTCTGTTTTTAATTTCTGTGTTTCTTTGTCAATCTCGCCTTGTAAGTTTGTCAGGCCAGCACTGTAAAGGAATTGGCGACTATCGCGGATATTTTGTTGCGCTTCTTCCAGCTCGGCAGGAGTACCTTGGAAACTGTCCCCAAAGTTTGGTGTTGCGATACCGGTACGTTTTGCAAGGTCTCCGGATTGCACATTAGCCATTGTGGGCATGAGATCTTTTGAGAATTTAAACGTACGTTGGCCAGTCCGTTCTCCTTTTTCGTTAACCGCCTGTTGTCCGTATTTTGTATCGTAGTAATTATCCAGGTAGCTCTGGTTAAATTTCTTTTGATACTCAGTTCCTTTGTAGAGAGTATCGCGCAAGTCTTGGTTAGACGTGTAATACCCTTGGTTGAAGCGTTCGGTTGCTTTTGTTTTTTCTTCTTCTGTTGCTTGGCGCCCAAGGATTTCTTCGTACGCTGCACCAATGCCTGTTTGGCGGCGACCAGGGAGAAGTTCTTTAGTATAGATATCGGTTAAGTTTGTGACATCCTCCTCGGGCGGAGTCATGTCATATTTTGTAGCGTAATCACGCAGACGAGAAGTTGCGTCTTCGTAGCCCACCAGGCCCTGACGGAGCTGGTTTGTTACACCTTGACGTAATCCTGCATAGCCAGCGGCACCTGCTGCTTTACGGGCATCGTCGGCAGCTTTCTGTTCTGCCTTCTCTGCTGCTGCACGTTCATCAGCAAGAGATTCTTTTTTTTGTTGATACTCTAAGAATTTTGCAAAGGTATCATCCTTTGGAGGAGGATTGTATGTTACTGAAGGAGCGCTGCCACCCATGATTTAACCTGCTAGTGATTCAATGTTAATACGCCTAATTGGACCAAACATTCCTGTTGGTTGTGCTGCGTAACTTGCAATTTTTTCTTGAAGATTACCAATGCGTTCCCGACGTGAAGCTTCCAGGGATTCGGGAGATGTTTGGAAGGCTGTGTTCCAACGGGTTTCTTCTCTGCCTAAACCCATTTGTTT